CGATAGGAGTTAACATGCAGTATCTTAGCACGTTAATATACTTGAAATAAGTAACGGTGGGAATTTTAAACATCCACGGCGTCAACAACTGGGTAACAGAAGTTGGTAAGGGCCAGTTTCAGACCTGGCTGTGTGTTCTCTAAATTAGTTTCCATGAACCGCCTCGAGAAGGTGGCGGTGATGGTAGCTCGATGAAATGTTGTACATCTCTTGAGCGCTTTTGGTCGATCTTCCGTTCAATGATTAGGCGTTCACGGAGATCATTAGTGAGTTTGGTGGTCAAAGACTGCTTGGACGTATCTTCCTCATCTTGTTTCTCATCTTCAATGTGGTTGTGTTTCAACGCGTTTAGACGAGCGAGGGCTGAGGAGCTTAATGGCATTGAACCCACGACCACCAGACATCCGGTAACGGTGCCTGAGAAACGGAAAGTCAACACGGATGGCGCGTTGTGGGTGGCAGTAGACAGTACGAAATAGGTTATGTTCGCAACTGTGGTACCACCATCAATCACTAGCGAGTGGACGCTAGATAATGTCCCGTTGGTAAGTCCTGATGTGATCCCAGATATGCTCGAGCCGATGGCATTGATAGTAACTTCATATAGACCAGGGTTATTGATAGTAACCGCAGAGTCTCCACTAGCGTCAGCAGCAGAAATACCCAAAGAGTCGGTATCCACTATAGGTGTTAAACCCAAAGGGGCAGTGTTGCTTATGGATCCGTTTCCGGTAATTTCACCTCCATACACTCGACCGTATGCTGAGTTCAACATAGTACGGCCAGTGAATGTGATGGAATATTCCATGTCAATCACACCAAAGAGGGTGGTATCAGCAGCATCACTTGTGCAGAAGTGTAATGAGAAGTTGTCAAAGTCAGCTCGAACGGAGCCAGTTGGGACAGCCTCAGGCCGCACGAGGTAGCGTTTTAAGCGGGCAGTGATCAAGCGCTTCTGGAGTTCTAGCGTGATCTTTTGTCCAGGGACGGTGCGTGTCGTGTCGTCCATAGCACCGCACTGTTTCATCGAAGTCATTTCACCAACTCTGTCATCATAGTCAGCGCAAAAGGATATACGACCATTAGTGTTCGTTCCCTTTGCGGGGACATAGTGCAATTTAAAATAATTTATCTTATAAAAATCATATAAGTTAGCATTTTGCGCCAGAATCGTGGAAATAGATGCTAACCCTGGATTGAACTCGACAACTTGTGACGCAAATGCCACACTACCGGAG